CCTTCTGTCTGGATGCAAAGGAAGCAGGATATGAGATTTGGTGTGATCCCCGCATCAGGGTTGGTCACGAAAAGACTCGTGTTATCTGAGGTACATGCAAATGGCTAAGAAAAAGAATCACTACTACAATATCTACCGTGGGCAAGAACTTGTCCACGAAGAACTCACCGAAGAAGAGTTCATGGATCAAATGGAATGGTACGCTCATGAGTACTATATGACTCAGGATCCCACATTGAATCCTGGAAACTTCCGTCACGAAATGAAACAACTACTAGAGGAGTGAATTAATTATGGCAGTACGTGCAAAAGTCGGCCTAAACAAGACCAATTTCCAACCTGGCAAACCCAAAAAAACTCGTCAGGGATGTTCTCAGAACACAAAATACGCGGCGTCGTCCCGTAACTCGGCTCGTAAGCCTTATCGTGGTCAGGGTCGCTGATGCCCAAAGCACCTAAATGGGTACATAAGGGCGGGAAGTCTCGCCCCGATAAGCGTTTCAAATCGAGCGCCGCACCCAAAAAGAGAAGAAAAAAGAAATGATCATAGAACCCAAAGATGAATGGAACCAAATACACCCACAAGATCTTTGGGTTTATAACAAACTCATTTTAAATCAACGTCTAAGGCATCTCTGTGGACCTACAGGGGTGCCTGTTCCATTTTCTGGGGATTATATCGTTCGACCCAGTATGAACCTTCTAGGGATGGGCCGCTTTTCTCGCATAGAGACTATAAAAGATTCGACAGATCACTTTCATCCTGCAGAATTTTGGTGTGAGATCTTTCATGGCCCACATATGAGTGTGGATTATCAATATAAAGAATCAAAATTAGTCATTCTTGGTGAAAGAGATGCATCGGATCCTCTTTACAAGTGGAAAAAATGGACTAAGATTGACAAAAAAGTAAAATTTCCTCCAATTTTAAATAATTTGGTCGGTGCATATGAGTGGATTAATTGTGAATTCATTGGTGATCATCTAATTGAGGTACATTTTCGTCAAAATCCAGATTTTAGATACGGAAATTCGGTAGCAATACCCGTCTGGAAAGGTGAAAATATAAAAAAAAGAGAAAATTTAGTATTTGTTGAGGATCCTGATTATTTGAGAGAGGGATTTTATCTGGATACCCTATAAATACATAAAGTTCATGGTCGATTAATGGCAGTCAAGAGAGTTTCAAGGGCATTTAAGGACATTTCCTTGTCTTTTGAGCCTCATCCTGTCACAAAAGACCTACCAATTTTAAAAAATGAGAGAGCAATTCAGAGGGCTGTTCGTAATTTAGTTGAAACACACTTTAATGAGAGATTTTTTAATCCAGAATTAGGTTCACCCGTAGGAGATTTGCTTTTTGAGTTCGTAGATTATGGTGCTTCGGGTCAAATTCAGGAGCAAATAAGATCAGTAATCGAACAATTTGAACCTAGAGTAGATAATGTAGAGGTGGCTGTAAGACCAATGCCAGATTTGAATGAATTTGAGTGTGTTATTGCATATGATGTTATCGGACTACCAGCTCCCACACAAGAATTCACGTTCATCTTAGAGGCAACAAGATAATGCCATTCACAAAATATACAAATTTAGACTTTGAACAGATCAAGGATCAAATTAAAGACTATTTGAGAGCAAATTCAGACTTTACTGACTTTGATTTTGAAGGATCCAACTTTTCTGTTCTAATTGATACCTTAGCTTATAATACATATATCACTGCCTTCAATGCGAACATGGCAGTGAACGAATCTTTCATAGATTCCGCAACTTTAAGAGAAAATGTTGTCTCACTTGCGCGTAATATTGGTTATGTTCCGCGTTCAAGGACAGCATCTAAAGCAAAAATATCGTTTCAGGTAAAATTTAACGGAGAAAGTCCAACGGTTACGCTTAAAGCTGGACTAGTTTGCGTCGGAACCACAAAAAATAGTAGTTTTGTATTTTCCATACCTGAAGATATTACAACTACATCACCTCTTGATGATCCTACTGATGGACTAATTGGAGATAGGACGGCCACATTCACTAATATTGACATTTATCAGGGATCTTATGCAACCAAGAAGTTTAATGTTGATACTTCACTAGATCAGAGATTTATTATTAACAATTCTTTTGTAGATACCGCGACATTAATTGTAAGAGTGAAAGGCCCAGGAGATCCAACTGCTGGAAAGCAATATGTGAAAGCTGATGGTATTGTAAATGTAAAAGCAGGTTCTGAGATCTATTTTGTTCAAGAAGTTAAGGATGAAAAATACGAACTTTTGTTTGGAGACGGAATTCTTGGTAAAAAACTAGAAACTGGTAGTCAAATTGTTGCATCATATATTATTACCGATGGTATTGAAGGAAATGATGTAACCAATTTCAGTTTTTCTGGTGTATTGAGAGGTTCTTCGGATCAAAATATTTCACCACTTGGAAGTATTACCGTAAGTACCACTTCTAAGGCACAGGGAGGGACCGAGATAGAGTCATTACAGTCTGTCAAGTACTTTGCACCCAAAACATATTCATCGCAGTACAGAGCGGTTACGGCTAGTGATTATGAGTCTATTGTGAAACTCATTTATCCTGATGCCGAATCCGTATCAGTTGTTGGTGGTGAAGAATTAAATCCACCAAAGTTTGGTGAGGTTCAAATTAGTATCAAACCAAAGAATGATTATTTTATATCAGATTTTAACAAGCAAAGTATTTTGAATAGACTTAAAAACTATTCTTTGGCTGGAATAAAACAGAGTATTGTAGATATTGAGGTCCTTTCCATTGAACTGGATTGTTTTGTTTACTATAACAGCAGTAAAGTCACTAGTGTTAATGATTTGAAGTCAAGTGTTTCCTCAACATTGGGAACATTTTCGGAATCAGAGGATTTGAATAACTTTGGTGGAAGATTTAAGTATAGTAAGCTATTAAAGATTGTTGATGATACCAGTCCTGCAATCACTTCAAATATTACAAAGGTCAAAATTAGAAGGGATATGAAATCCCAATTGAATCAACCAGCACAATATGAATTGTGTTTTGGAAATAAATTCCACGTTGTTAGCACTGGAAGAAATATCAAATCAACTGGATTTTTTATCAGTGGAGTTTCTCAAAGACTTTATATGACTGATACTCCAAATGATGATATGAAGACTGGTATTATATCATTCATTCAAATTGATACAAATGGAAAACCATCCACTGCTGTTCAAAATGCAGGGATCGTTGATTATCAGATTGGAGAAATTAGACTCTTTACAACTAATATCATATCTACAGATTTGCCATCTGGAATTGTTGAGGTCCAAGCCTTCCCAGAGAGTAATGATGTTATAGGGTTAACAAACTTATTTGTTGAACTATCTGTTTCAAAAAGCACCATAAATATGGTGAAGGACACTATTAGTTCTGGTGAGCAGGTTTCGGGAATCGGATTCCCAGTCACTTCAAGTTATTCAAACGGAAATCTAACTAGGTAAAATGATAGAGCCAGGAATTGATAAGCGCGTAAAAGTAAGTGAAATTATTCAAGGGCAATTGCCATCTTATGTGGCAATTGAAAATCCCAAATCAATAGATTTTTTAAAGCAATACTATCTTTCTCAAGATTCTCAGGGTTTATCTGCAGATGTTATTGATAATTTAGATCAATATCTAAAGTTTGATAATTTAACACCAGAAGTTATTAGTGGAACAACCACTCTAACTGCTAATGTAACTGAAGATGATTCGGTATTTTACGTAGAGTCAACAAAGGGTTATCCAAATAAGAATGGACTCTTTAAAGTTGGCAATGAAATTGTTTATTATACTCAAATTACAGCAAATTCATTTACTGGATGTGTTCGTGGATTTAGTGGTATAAGTGACTATTCTTCTGGGGAAGTTGTATTTGAGAAGACCTCAGCCGAATCACATACTTCTGGAGATACTGTAACAAATCTAAGTGCTCTTTTCCTCAAAGAATTTTTCAGAAGCTTAAAGGTAATTTTTGCTCCTGGATTTGAAGATGAGAGTTTTAGTTCAGATTTGAACGTAAACAACTTCATCAAAAATTTAAGATCATTCTACCAATCTAAAGGCACTGAAGGTTCCTTTAACATTTTAATGTCATGCTTATTTGGTG